ATAGAGTGACCTCTCCAATGCTCTTAGGTATAAAAGATTCTACAGGACTAGGTAACAACGCAGAAGAGTTAAAAACTGCAAGTGAGCTTTTTGAAAATACTGTCATTGCTCCTATGCAAGAGACAATACTTGATGCTTGTGATGAGATACTTGCTTACAATGAAATCGCTTTAAACCTTTATTTTATTACTTTACAGCCACTCTCTTTTCAAGAGAATGTAGTTATTGACCAAGAAACAAGAGAACAAGAGACAGGTGTTAAATTAAGCTCTGTGGATTTAAAAAAACCTTGTGAAGCTGGATATGAGCAATATGGTATGAAAACCAAGAATGGCAAAAAAGTTCCTAATTGCATTCCTATCAACAACAGCGAAGATGTCAAGCTAAAAGAGATTGATGGTCAAAAGGTTTACAACACAAAAGAAGAAGCTGAAGCTGCTGCATCTGCTAAAGGATGTGAAGGTTCTCACGAGCATGAGCAGGATGGTGTTATTTTCTATATGCCTTGCTATAGTCACGATGATATTAAATCATTAGATGATGATGAGTATGAAAAAATTTATGAGTCTTTAAATGAGTTTGGTGAGGATATAGATTTAAACGAGTGGGAGCTTGTTGAAGAATCGCCTGTTGACTATGAACAAGAAGCTGCGATTGACAAGATGTACAATTTTGCATCTACTGGCACAGCACGACCAAATGCTAAGAGTGTTCAAGATGGAGTAACTCCTGATGGAAGACCATACAAAGTAAGGTATCAATATACTGGAGGGCTTCAAGAAAACTCAAGAGAATTTTGTCGGTTGATGGTTGGAGCTAAAAAGATATATCGCAAAGAAGACATTGTTGCTATGGGTTCTCAAGAAGTTAACAAAGGATGGGGGCCTAAAGGTGATTCTGCAACCTATTCCATATGGTTTTACAAAGGAGGGGGTTCATGTCATCATTTTTGGATGCGACAAGTTTATATGGGTAAAGAGGGAGCGAAGAACGTAGATGCCAAAAGCCCAAAAGCAGAAGTAGGAGTAAATAAGGCAAAAAGAGAAGGAGCTAAAATAGTTACTAATAATCCTAAAGTAGCAAAAATGCCACTAGATATGCCTAATGAAGGATTTTTAAACCCAAGATAAAATTATGGCCACAGCATTATTCATATCAAGAGAAGATTTAGTTCGTAACACACTGATTTCAGGGAGTTTGGATATAGATAAATTTATACAATTTATAAACATCGCTCAAGTCATTCACGTTCAGAATTTTACAGGAACAAAGTTGTATGATGCAATCAGTAATATGATTATCAATAACACACTTACTGTGGCTGACAACCCTAATTATTTAAAATTAGTAAATGACTATCTACAGCCCATGCTCATTCAGTATGCAATGGTTGAGTATCTTCCATTTGCAGCTTACACAGTAGGCAATGGAGGTGTTTATAAGCATACTTCAGAAACCTCTGTAAGTGTTGACAAGTTAGAGGTTGATTTTCTTATTGAAAAGTCTCGTAAGCTCGCAGATTATTACACAGACAGATTTACGGACTACATGATTTACAATCAAAATCTATTTCCTGAATACACAACTAATACTCAAAGCGATGTTTACCCTGACTACACAGTACAAAACACAGGTTGGAACTTGTAAAACCACTTACAAGCCTAAACTTGAAAATCAGAATAAATTAAAAACCTTTTTAAATAAAAATAAAAAATGAGTTTTATAGAAATATTTAAAGACAATAATGACTGGAATGAGAAAACAATTGTTGGAGCTTGTAGTTTTGTCGTTTTAGTATTATTTGCAGGTCTTGATCTTATTACAGGTCTTTATGGTAAAGAATTAATTGTAAGTGATACAATTTTGCAATCTTTTATGATTTTAACTTTAGGATCATTTGGAATTGCAAGTGCTGAAACCATTTTTCCTATTAACAAAAAATCATGCGACTGTAAAAAATGAAAAACAGATCACCGATAGACAGATTAGATTCGTTTGGAGAAGATACAGTTCTTGGACTTTCAATAAAAAGTTTGATAGCGGTAGGGATGACAATAGCGGTAGCAGTTTCAGGTTACGGAATGCTCAAACGAGACATCGAAATCGCTAAAGAGCTTCCGATTGCACCTGTATCATTAAAGGCTTATGAACTCCAGCAGGAGTTGATTGAGCAATCTATTATCACTACACAGCAAGATATTGAATCCATAAACTCTAGTTTACAAAAGATTGATGAAAGGCTTTACAATTTATCTAGGAAATAATGCTTTCTAAGAACTTTTCTCTTGATGAGATGACTCGTAGTAGTACAGCCAAGTCTAAACGCATAGACAACACACCTAACGAGGCTCAAATTGAATTTATGGTTGAGTTATGTCAAAGTGTATTGCAACCGATTCGTGATAAGTTTGGGCCAGTAAAAATTAATTCAGGATTTAGAAGTGCAAAATTAAATACTGCCATTGGTGGAAGTACATCTTCTCAGCATTGTTGTCTAAATGGCGCAGCAGCAGATATTTATTTCAAGCTAGGTAGAGCTGAAGTTTTTCATTGGATAAAAGAAAATTTAAGATTTGACCAGTTAATTTGGGAATTTGGTGACGAAAATGAGTCACTTGATGGTAATGGCCCTGCATGGATTCATGTATCGTACAATTATGGTAAAAATAGAAATCAAATTTTAAAAGCAATTAAACAAAATGGCAAAACAAAATACCTCAACTTTTGAAGATTTTATCAATGAATTGGAAGAAAAAACTCAACCTAAAGTCTGCAACATTGACAATCCTAACGATTGTGATTCTTGCGGTAGTTAATGGATGCGGTATTGCTCAACACACCCAACAGAATGTAATTGTAAAGGACACAGTCATTGTAACAAAGGAGAGAGTTCTTCACGACACTCTAACCTTACAAAAGGACACAATAATTTACCAAGACAGGGTAAAAGTAGAAATCAAATGGCTAAAAGGTGAAAAGGTTTTTGTCAATGCACAATGTCCAACGGATACTGTAAGAGTTGAAAAAATAAAGATTGTAAACCAAAAAATAAAGAAAGAAAGATTGGGATGGCAATTTTTCGCAGGGTGGGGAATTACAATACTATTCCTTTTGGTTATTGTTAGAGAAGTAGTAAGAAAAGTCATTTAAGGTACTTTTAAAGCTATTTAAGAGCATTTAATGGTGTGGGTGGTATGATTGTATACTTTAAGTGATTTGAATGCGTTAGATTAAAGATAAATGCTTTCAAGAAGTTATTTGTTTTTTTTTAAAATTTATTTGGTAGTTCCAAAAATTAATAATATTTTTTACCTAACTACTAGCTATACTAACCTTATTAGTAGTTAGTAATAGTTAGTTAATTAGTTAGTAATTAGTAGTTAGTAGTTATTTATGAAAGAAGAATGGTATTTTTTATATTGGGATGAAAGCCCTAATTTTGAAAAAGATGAGAAAGACTCCGAAATATTACATTGGAAAACATAAGCAAATAGAAGCGTTTGATGTTGTCCTAGACTTTCAAGAAAGTAATTACAATTTAGGTACTGCAATTACTTACCTTTTAAGAGCAGGAAACAAGCCAAACAATCCTATGTCTCAAGACATTAAAAAAGCAATAGCTCACCTAGAAAAAGAACTAGAACATCAACAATCTAAAAATTTAAATCACTTTGAATACTTCAAGAGTCACCACGCTTCAGCAACCCAAACAACAGAACAAGATGGAATGGCATTATTATACAAACAAAGCGACCAAGAGAAAAATTGATTTTCTACTAGAAGAAGCTGCAATTCTTTATGCAAACTGCGATAATTCGTATGAGGCAAGAAGAGAAGCGGAAANAAAAGAAAAAGAAATANTATCTAAAATAAACTCACTTGATCCACACTTCGCAGAATCATGCGGTTATAGAAATTGAAGTTGGAAAAGTAGCTTCATTAAATTCATTCTATGCTTCAAAGCATTGGATAGTGCGAAAAAAAGCAAAAGATAAATTTGCTGCACAGATACTGGAAGAATTAAACCAGTACGACAAAATCACTTTTAAGAGCCTTACAGTTAAAGTTGAGACAAATCTAGGTTACGACATAGACAACTGCATCATGGTAGCTAAGTTTGCCTTAGATGCGTTTAAAGACTGGGGTGGTATTCCTGATGATACTAAGAAATACATTCCCAAGTTGACAATTGAATACAATCCTAATCTTGAAAAAAATACATCAAAAGTTTTTTTTAGAGGGGTTGTATAATTAACAATTTATGTTTACTATTGCATAGTTCAATCATAAAATTAATTCAAATGACTTTATCACACGAGGCGAAAAATGCCTTAATTGACTACCAACAAGCAAGAATTGATACGTTAACAAAACGCAATACATTTCTTGAAAAGTTGCATTTAAAAAATTCAAAAAAGTTGCATGATGAAAAATCCAAAGAGGATGAGCGACACTTAAATTACATTTACACTAAATATTAAAACCAATGGCAAAAATTATTAGCATTAGCGACACAGGAAGAATGTGGAAAGAGTTCTACATTTTAAGAATTGAATTTGATAATCATGATAGCGGTGAGGCATTAGCCAAGTCAACTGATCCTTATTACAAAGTAGGTGATGAGGTTGAGTACACTAAAAATGAGCGTGGTGGTATTAAGATACAGAAAGACCAAACTCCATATCAAAATCAAAACACTAGCTCTTATAATTCAGGAGCAAGCAATGACAAGTCTGAACAGATTGCAAGAGCTGTTGCATTCAAAGGTGCAATTGATTTAGTTTCTTCAGGAAAAATAAATGTCACTAACATTGTTGAGTTTGTCGATAAATACCTTCCAGTCTTAACTGGTGAAACAAAGAATGACTCCTACAAAGACCACTTTGAGGACAAGCCGAAAACAGAAGACTTACCATTTTAATTAAAGCCCTACTTCGGTAGGGTTTTTTTCTTTCCTTTACACTTACCATGCCAACACATCCTGCACTTGTACAAAGTGGAGAGGTCTTTGATTATCTCCAAAAAGCCAAAAAAGGTTTAATCCCTGAATCTTCTAAATTCGGTCATTCTGAAGTAGATGACTATTTTAGATTTAAGCGTGGGAACTTTGTTATTTGTACAGGTCATGCTAATGTGGGAAAGACTCACACAATGATTTATCTGATGTTACTGCATACGCAGAACAACGGAACAAAGTGGTTATTATATTCATCAGAAAACGATGTAAAAACATTACAAAGAAAGTTATTAGAATTTTTATGTGGCAAGCAAATTAGATACATAAATGACTCAGAGTTTGCTAGACATTATGATTACATTCAAGGGCATTTCCAGTTCATTGATCCTGACAAGTTGTACGATGTTTTTGACCTTTTAGAAACAATGGAAGACATTTATGATGAATGGCCATTTCAAGGCTCTATGATTGATCCTTATAATTCCATGACGATTAATCAAAAGAAACTGGGAAAGATATCATCACACGAATATCATTATGAGGCAACATCTCACATGAGGTTGTTTTGTAAGAAATTAAATGCTACATTGATTCTTTGTTGTCATCCAAATACTGAAGCATTGAGGAAAATACATTACAAAGGACACCCAATGGAAGGCCACCCTATTCCGCCAATGGCATCAGATATTGAGGGGGGTGGTAAATTCGTTAACAGGGCTGATGAATTGCTCTGCATCCATCGTTATACGCAACACGAAACAGAATGGGTTTTTAGTCAAATTCATGTCAGAAAAATTAAAGATATGGAAAGCGGAGGAAGACCAACGCCTTTAGAAAATCCAATACGTTTGCAATCCATGAAAGGAAATGTCGGATATTATGTAGGTCATAAAAGTTTAATAAATTTGCCAAAACCAAAAACAGATTCAGATGTTCCCTTTTGACAACTCATTTAACGAATTACACATAAGAGAAAAGCTAATTGTATTTGGTAATCATTTGATTTATTTGAATGAATGCGCACAGCATGAACAAGATTTAAAAATTCAAAACGAGATTATTAATCAAGTTATTGAGCTTTCTGATGTTGCAAAGTGTTTAGAGTATTACCTAGATTATGAAAGAAGCATCAGTAAAAAGTTTCAAGAGAGAAGTTTAGACATAGCAAAATTGAAATTAGAAAACAGAGAATTAAAAGAAAAAATAAGTAATTACGAAAAGGCATTAGATAATGCAGCAGAAAATATTTAGGAACATACAGCCCAATGATGAGTTCCAAGTTGTTAAGACTGGTGAATATTTTAAAGTAATTGAAAGATTAACATACTATTGCGGAAACTGTGAATGTAAACCTTTACAACCTTGCAATAAATTTAAAGAAATGACTTCTGTAGTAGTGAAATCAAACAAAGGAAAATGGAGTTTTTCACTTAAAGAAATAAATGCTAAATTTGATAACAACGACTTGAGATGGATATAAAAAAATTAATAATGGCAAAAGCTGCTTTCTTTGAAGGGGTAACCAACTTAGATAGAAAACGTCAGAATGTTTATTTAAGATCAGCATTTGCTAATGCTTTTAGACCAGTTTCCAAAGTTATTGATATTGCTTCTGTATTACACAGAAATCATTCATCAGTAGTTTATTATTGTAAGAATCATGAAAGCATGATAATTTATGATGATTACAAAAAATTGTATGATAAAGCAATTGAAGTGAAAAAGCAATTTATAACAAACGATCAGGATTTTGATGTTCAGCTACTTTTGTTATCAATAAAAGATTTAAAAGAGAAAATAAAAAACCAAGAACAAACAATTGAAGACTTAAACCAGTACAAAGAAAAGTACGAAACTATTAAAAAAGTTTTATGAATTACAGTATTCGCCTCATCCCCATTCTAGGTTTTATGGTTGGACTCAATTATCTTGATTTCTCAGGGGGTGAGAGCGAATACGATAATCTTGACGTTGATACGTTAGGAAGCAGGAAAGAACTGCAAATAGGTTTAGGCTTGTTTCTTTTACAGATTGTTTGGTGATACTAGAGCTTCTATCAAAACGACACGAGGAATGGCTTAAAATGGCTAGGTCGTTTGGTACGGAGACACATGAAGCTGAAGACCTTGTTCAAGAGATGTATTTAAGAATGTATAAATATGTCGAAAATCCCGAAAAAATAATGTACAACGACAAAGAGGTAAACACTTACTTTGTTTTTGTTGTATTAAGAAATTTATTCTTTTCATCAAAAAAATCATTATCTTCTTTGATGTCTTTACATATTGAGGAACTTAATGACCTTGATGGAGAGATTGAGAATGTAAATTATGAATATGAACAAGCCCATAAAAACTTAATAAACGATCTGTGGGATGAGGTCGAAACGTGGCATTGGTACGACACTAAGTTATTTAAACTGTACCACAATACGGACATGACAATTAAAAAGATATCACAAGAAACAAAAATAAGCGAGCGTTCAATTTGGAATACATTAGACAATGGAAGAAAAAAAATCAAACAAAAGCAAGAAAAAAGCTACAAAATCTACAAGAAAGCCAAAAAGTAAAGGTTTAGGAGATACTATTGAGAAGATAACAAAAGCAACTGGAATAAAGGCAGCAGTTGATGCGTTTGCTGATGCAACAGGAGTTGATTGTGGATGCGATAAGCGAAAGGAGACTCTCAATAAATTATTTAGATACAACACTCCTGAATGTTTAGAAAAGGAAGAATATGATTTTCTTGAGGTAGTCTTACCTAAAAATCTAATCTTAGCAGAGGAGCAGGTAGTAATAAATAAAATCTTTAATAGAATATTTCATAAGAACGTACAGGTTACAAGTTGCAGTTCTTGTTTGCAGTCACGAATTGATCAGCTCAAGCAAATATTTGAAACCTATGGTGACGAATAGCAGAAGGAGATATTCAAAGCAACAAGGAGATTTATCTGAAAAGAGATTTATTGAAGCCTGCGAGAAAGTAGGATATGAAGTAAAAAAAGCAACAGTCAAAGAAGACATTTATTCTCATATTGATTACTGGGTAAAGCGCAGAGGGGATTGGTATGGTGTTGATGTTAAAGGCAATCGTCATCCTAAAACTATTTGGGTAGAGTTTCAAAACGTCAGAGGTAAAACTGGATGGCTACATGGAGAGGCAGAGTTTATAGCTTTTGACATAGCAGAGGAAGGTGGTTTTTGTGTAGTGCGTAGAGAAGAGTTGAAAGAGTGGTGTGTTATAAATGTTGACTCTGAGTTTGTAACTAAAGACAACGCTTACAGAAAATTATACCAAAGAGCAGAAAGGCAAGATGTTTTGACTAAAATATATCTNACAGATTTGCAAGAATTAAANTCATTTAAATTACTTAGTTATGCCATTACCTAAACCAAATAACGAAAAAGAATCAGACTTTATTCCTAGATGTATGGAAGAAGCAAAAGGAGAGTTTCCTGATCAAAAGCAAAGACTCGCAGTATGTATTAGACAATGGAAGGAGGGTAAATAGCTCGGTCTATTATAGTTGTAAACATTTTTGGTTGATAATTAACTAGAAAGTTGTATATTAGAGTATTGGCAATGATGCTAATACTTAAAAGTCCAACTATAATGAATACCAAAATTAAAAGTTTATTACAAAACATTCTTGACTTACCTGAAGGAGATCGCAAGAAGGTGATATCTACTTTGCTTTTTACTGAGTTAACTCAAAAACACAATGATAAGCAAGCAGAAAAAAGGTACAATTATATTATTGATAAATTATCATAATATGAGTATTAAAATTAAATGTAATGTTTGCGAGGAAAGTCCAGTACACACCTTGCCTAATCCTGAATCAGTTTCAGAAGGAACAGAAGTACTATGTTCTAGTTGTAACAAATGGCTTGCAACATCAGAAGAATCTTATGATCATTTTGATGAGACTTTTATGGAGTGGTCTTTAGAATCAAATCAATATTATGATGAAGACAAAGATACTTTACATAAAAACTATCCTGTTGAGTACATAATATGATGGAATTTTTTGAAGGTACTCTGTTTGGAGTAGGAATGTCTCTAATTGTTTTTATATATTTAATCGACAAGCACAATAAAAAATGAAAAAACCAACCACACTAGAAGATTACAAGGCTTACGCCTTTGGCTTCACACTTATAACAGCATTTTGTTTGTTCCCATTTGCAGGAACTGCATTGCTCAAATACCTCTTTGGATTATGATACGACTAGAGGTAGCATACACAGAACAAGTTGGCCGCTTTTGGAGAGGTACTCTCACAATTGATGGCGAAAAGGCAGAAACTTTTAATTGGCTGCATGAGGTCAATGATTTCATAAAAAAGGAAGGAGCAAATGTTGAGTTCCCACAAGGAACAGATGAAGCAAACATTTATGAAATACAAAAGAAAGTTACTGATCAAGTAGGCTTTTTGGTTATTGCTCACGATGCAATGGACATATCATGATCACATTATTAAACGGAGACACTTGGGCCAGAGAAGCCCTAATTGAAAAAATGTACGATGACGAATTTTATTATGGTCATCTAGGAAAGACAGCAATGAGTTCCTCAAGCATTAAACTACTAAATCAAAGCCCTAAGACTTATAAATATGTAACTCAGTATGGTCAGCAAAAAAGCTCTCCAGCTTTAGAGATAGGTAATTTCATACATACAATGGTTTTAGAGCCACATCTTTTTGAAGATAGGTTTCATGTCGTAGATGTTCAAAGTCGAGTCTCTAAGGCATACAAGGAAGCAAAAGCAAAATCCAATAAAATCGTATTAACAGCCAAAGAGCATGATACAAATATGAGGATAGTCGATACTGTGTTAAGGAATGAACACGTTCTTTCAATGATAGGTGGTTGCGATTTTGAAGTTCCAGCGATAGGAATGTTAGAGGGTTATGCTTTCAGAGGAAAGGCAGACATATATGATGCCAAACACAATTTTATTGCAGACTTAAAAACTACCCAAGACATCAACAAGTTTGAATGGTCAGCAGAGTCATATGGTTATGATGTACAGGCATTCATCTATACTGAGCTTTTTAATGTTCCTGTCTCAAACTTTTACTTTATAGCAGTAGATAAGGGATCGCTAGACATTGGGATTATAGGTATGGAGCAATCATTTATAAACAAAGGCTATAAGAAATTAAAACAAGGTCTTGAACTATACAAACAATTCTTCATAGAGCATAACGATATTGATTCATACACTCTAAGATCAACTCTAAAATGAAAGATCAATTCATGAGAATAGCAATGGCCCAGTTAAAGCCAAAATACAAATACAAGCCACAGAGATTTGCACAGGCAGCTTTGATGTATCGTAAATGGATCGAAAGACAAAACAATAAATGAAAGACAAAAAACAAAAGATTAGGTTTATACCTTGCGACAATGACACAATGGTAAGGCATGACATAGCAAGAGCTAAGAAAAAAAAGAAGTATAAGCAATGGTCAACCAAAGTTCATAAAAATCTTAAAAATCGTTAATTGAAAAAACACACCAAGCTCTATTTAAAAGAAATGGGCTATGATACTACTGACTTTATACCTTGCGAGTATTGCGGAAGCCAAGCAGTAGACATTCACCACATAAAATCACGAGGGATGGGAGGTAGTAAGTTAGCCGACACGATAGAAAACCTCATGGCCCTGTGCAGAAATTGTCATTATATTTACGGAGATAAGACAGAATATCGAGACTGGTTGCAAGATATTCACGATAAAAAGTTACTTGATAGAAACCGATAAGAACGGAAATCTACGGAAATGGAAAAAGACAATAAAGGAAGATTTACCAAAGGCAATAGTGGAAGACCTGCTGGGACTTCAAACAAAGTAACAAACAACATAAGAGAAGCCTTTCAAAAACTTATAGAAGGAAACTTAGACAATATGACTCTGTGGTTATCTGATGTTGCAGCAGATGATCCTAAGTCAGCTCTAGATATTATTTGTAAATTAGGAGAATATACAACTCCCAAACTTGCAAGGGTTGAAAATAAACTAGAAGCTGAAGAAGGCATCACAGAAATAAAATTGAATTTTGTCAACGCTAGAGATTAATTATGGGCCAGTATTTATTAAGAACTGGAAGGCAGATACTAAAATAGTAGTTAATCAAGGAGGAACAAGAAGTGGTAAAACATATTCTCTTTTGCAGCTCCTCATTGTTAAAGCATTTGAAAATAAGGGTAAAGTATTCACCATAGTAAGAAAGTCTCTACCATCGCTTAAAATGACAGCGTACAGGGATTTCTTTGAGATACTTAACAACCTTGACTTATATTCAGAGACAGACCATAATAAATCAGACTACACATACAACCTTAATGGAAACTTATTTGAGTTTGTATCATTAGATCAACCACAGAAAAAAAGAGGAGCAAGAAGAGATTTCTTATTTTGCAACGAGGCAAATGAATTGACATGGGAAGACTTCTTTCAATTACTGGTAAGAACTACCGATAAGATATGGCTTGACTATAATCCTTCAGATTCTTTCCATTGGATTTATGATAAGCTATTGATAAGGGATGACGTTAGCTACATCCAAACAACGTACAAAGACAATCCATTTCTTGAGCAAACAATTGTAGATGAGATAGAAAGATTACAAGGTACAGACGATGATTACTGGAGAATCTATGGATTAGGTGAGAGAGGTTTGTCAAGAGCTACTGTATTTCAATTTGAAATGGCAGATGATCCAAAAGGCAAGCTCGTTTCATTTGGCTTGGATTTCGGATTTACTAATGATCCAACTTCACTTGTTCAGGTTTACAAGGATGGAAATGATTTATACATTCACGAGATGATGTATCACACACAGCTAACAAATTCAGACATCGGAGAAAAGTTTGCAGAGCTAGGTCTTACAAGATATGATGAGATATGGGCAGACTCAGCAGAGCCTAAAAGTATCGAGGAACTGCACAGGATGGGCTGGAACGTAAAACCTACTGCAAAAGGTGCTGATAGTATAATGGCAGGAATTGACATCCTTAAACGTCATAAAATATATTTAACAAAAGGAAGTGACAACGCAGTAAGGGAATTTCAAAACTACAAATGGCAAGAAGACAAGAATGGTAACCTGTTAAATAAACCCATTGACAAGTTCAATCATGCCATTGATGCGGTCAGGTATGCTACCTTTAATCGACTAAGCAGACCAAATTATGGTAGCTATGCAATAAGATAAACAAAAAAGGTTATTTATAGGATGGAACTTAAAGTAATTGTACCCACTTCACTTTCAGAAATCACACTCAGTCAGTATCAACGCTTTGCTAGGCTTGATGGTGATGATGAATTTATCAGCAAGAAAATGCTAGACATCTTCTGCAATGTTCCGTTAGAAGAATTACCCAACATTAAATTTAAAGATGTTTCTAGGGTTTCATCTAAGCTCACAAACATGATGAGAGAGAGGCCAAAACTTACACAAACATTTAAAATAAAAGGCAAAGAGTTTGGTTTTATTCCATCATTAGAAGATATCTCTTATGGTGAATTTGTTGACCTAGATACATACATGGCAGATACGAAAAACCTGCATAAAACAATGGCTGTGTTGTATCGACCAATCACAAAAAAAATAGGTAAAAGGTATAGGATTGAGGAGTATGATGCTTCTGACAAATATTTTGATATGATGCTAGATGCTCCGATGAATATAGTTATGGGAGCTATGGTTTTTTTTTGGACTTTAGGAAAAGATTTACTGGGAATTACCCTGACCTCTTTAAAGAACGAGATACAGAAAAAGAACAGCAAGACTTCAGCAGTCAAGGAGCATTTGCCAAAAGATGGGGATGGTATACTACATTCCATTCACTTAGTCAAGGAGATGTTAGAAGATTTGACGAAATCTCAAGAATATCAGCATCCCAATGCCTTACCTATTTATCCTTTGAAAAGCACAGAGCAGAAACAGAACAACAAATTCTCAAAAGAAAAACAAAATGAGGCAGTTTTATAAAATAACAGAAACCATAAAAAACCAGTTACTGTTAAGCAGTCAATGTAATGTTGTAACATTTGGTGACATATTTGATGTCGATTTAAACAAGCAAACGATTTTTCCTTTGAGTCATATCATGGTAAATCAAACATCTTTTGAAGGTCAGATTGTAAGAGTCAACTTAACAGTTATGGCAATGGATGTTGTTGACGAAACAAAGGAAGCAATAAGAGACCAAAACGATCCTTTCTTTGGTATAAGCAATGAGCAAGATATATTGAACACACAACTTGCTGTCATCAATTCTGTAGTCGTTGAGCTTCGCAGAGGTGATTTGTACAAAGACCTTTATCAATTAGATGGCAATGTTACCTGTGTTCCTTTTACAGAACGCTTTGAGAATCTGCTGGCAGGATGGGGAGCTACGTTTGATGTCCTTATGCCTAACACAGAAATCAGTACCTGCTAATGGCAAGAGAGCAAAACATAAAAGCGGTATTAGATAGGTTTGCAAACTATGTGGTTGAGCAGTCTAAAGACAATCTAAGAAAACACAACGTAAGTGGAAGGCTGTCTGAATCTATTACATCAGAGGTAAGCACAGGGCCAGTTTCTTTTTCAATGGAAATTGACATGGAGAAGTACGGAGAATATCTTGACTCAGGTGTTAGTGGAACAAAGATTAAGTATGACACTCCATATGCCTACACAAGCAAGATGCCACCTTCTAGCGTGTTTTCGCAATGGGTTGTAAAAAGAGGGTTGTCAGGAGTAAGAGACAAAAAAACAGGAAGATTTTTAAAAAGGAAAAGCCTTCAATTTGCTATTGCTAAAAGCATATATTACAACGGAATAAAACCCACGAATTTTTTCACAAGACCTTTCAATTTAGCGTTTGACAATTTACCTCAAGAGATAGTAAACGCCTTTGAATTAGACAGATCAGATTTTAAAGCATTTATTAGAAAAACAAAGAACAAATGAGCGTACCAGTAAAAAGTGTTCCTACATCACTAAAGATGGCAAGAAGCCCAATCTTTTACACAGGCAAAAACAATGCACAAACAAATGACACTCTTATCTATATGTCTTTAGGTTTAAAGGTTTGGTCAGGTATTAGAAGTTCACCTCCATCAGTCAACAATTATTCTCTAATTAAAAACACATCTATCAATCAGGTTATTAATTTTGAGGTAAGCAATTTAGTCAGCTCAGAGTTTTTGCATGATTTCAATATTTACAATGATCTTGGTTATGTGCAATCACCAGCAGGAGAGGTCTTATGGACAAACGGAACTGGAGACTGGAAATACTCTAACAATGGCACAGCTCCAGTTGTAGCAGTTTGGGAAGTTGGAACAACAAACGCATTTTTGACTACAAGCGGTTGGGCAGCTTTACCTAACGTGAGCAATACTCCTGTTACCTCTGTTGTGCTTTCTGTTCCAAGAACAAGATATGTATTCACTTCAAATTTTGAGTCGTTAGCAATTTACAGTAACACTTCTAATGCTTTTGCTAAAATTCGTATTAGATGGAACAATGGTGACGAGGATGATTTCGTGAATAATGATGGATCTCAAGACATACCTGACAGATCAACATTAAATACTCAAGATCAGGTAATTTATGCTGGGGTAGGGCCAGCAAATTTAAATAACAACGCAGGTCTTGATCCTTCTATTAAACCTTCAAATCATACCACAGGAGATTATTATGATGTCATTTTATTAGATGATGGAAACTCAGAACTTGCGAGAGTAAAATATGAGCTTACCTGTGAGCCTAAATACACTCCCTATCAGATATCTTTTGTAAATCGTTATGGCGTTACAGACTTCATCACTTTTTTTAAAGCGAGTACAGAAGCAGGAAATTTTACCAACAGCTCATTTAAAAGAAGCATTTATCAAGATGGGTTTACAGCTCCAAGTTTGCAAAATGCACAATACCAAGACTTCAATATAAATAGTAGGAACAGCATTACCATGAACACAGGTTGGGTTGATGAATCTTACAATGACGTAATTGAAGACATCATGATGAGCGAAGATGTTGCAGTATTAATTGGCACTAATTGGGTTGCTGCTAATCCTACAAGGGGAACAATAGAATATCAAAAGAGTGTTAATGTCGGAGTAATAAATTACACAGTCATTTTCACATTAGCATTTAATGAGCGACCACTATTGAAATGAATCAAGTTGATATTTACATTGGGGATTACAGACTTGACTTGTTTCAAGAGGAACAGATAAGCATAAACTTATCCATTCAAAACTATCAAGACATATCAAAAGTTTTTACTGACGTTACACAACCTTTTACTGTTCCTGCTAGTGAATGGAACAATGAGGTAATGCACAACTATTACAGGACTGATGTTACAGCCTCACAGATAACAACATCATACGGATCATCTGCGAACACATTTGACTTTAGGCTAAGACAGGCAGCAAGAATAGAGATTAACTCCATACCTTTTAGAACTGGAGTCATTCAGATGAACAATGTCTTAATAAAAGACAATGAACCTAATTCTTATTCAATTACATTCTTTGGTGATTTAGTAAATATGTCTGACTTGTTTGGTGATGACTATTTGTATGATTTAGATTTTGCAGCATTTGATCACACTTACGATTCTGATACTATCAAGGATGGTTTTGAACAAGATTCTTTAAATGGTGGCACTATGTTCTATCCTTTAATGAGTCCTCAAAGGAATTGGTTTTATGATTCTTCAGGTAATGCTAATGATGAAGCTAACATCGCATGGCATACTAATGCACAAAGAGGCGTAAAATACAATGAACTAAAACCTGCCTTGCTTGTCACTAAAATATTTGAAGCAATTGAAGCAAAATATGGTTTGACATTTAGTGGATCATTCTTAACAACCTCACCATTTACTAAGCTATTTCTTTGGCTTCATCGTTATGAGGGTAATTTGTTTACTTCTTCAGCTGGGATAGATTGGCAGTTAATAAATTTTAATTCTCTAAATTCAGGAAGTGGTTTTGATTTAGCTACTGAAACTTGGACTGTTGTTAGCACTGAATCATCCTATCGTTTAAGAATTACAGCAACCAATGTAAATGCAAATTATGAGTATGGTGTTTTCCAAAATGGAACATTAATTTCCACGACTCAAGTCTCTGCTCATGCAAGTTCTAGTGTATTAACACAATTGTCAAATTTTAATTTTCAAGCTGGTGATACTGTTCAATTATATATAAGACCAACAACAGCAACCTCATTTAACTATCAGATAACAGAATATGAAACTGTCATTGTTGATTCACAGACTGATGTTTTTAATGTTGATCAATCTTTATCTGTTACATACAACTTTGAGTTAGTTGTTAGCTCTATCATGCCTGAGATTAAAGTAAAAGATTTTATAGGCGGCATTTTACAGATGCACAATTTAGTTGTTGTTCCAACCAGTCAAACAGCGTTTACTTTTCAAACTTTAGATGCTTTCTTTGCGGCAGGTACTGATCAAAATATTGAACCATATGTAAATGTTGATGAGGTTTCTGTTCAAAGACCATCGCTGTACAGGCAGATTGAATTTGCTTATGCAGACACTAATCAAATACTAGGCTTTGAATTTCAGAGATTAAACATTTCAGGCTATGGAGATTTGTTCTCAGATTTCTCATGGGATGGGCCTGACTTTAAGTTGCAGTTACCTTTTGAAAATCCTTTATTTGAGAGGTT